CTCGGGCTGGTCCAGCTCCAGCGCCAGCTCCTCGCGGATCGCGGCAAGGTCCGGGATTGTCGTTTTGCTCATGCCGGATACAGCGGCTTGCTCACCGCGCCGTGCCGATACTCTTCCGGCGCGCCAACCTCGATCGCCAATTCTGCCCCGTGCGCCGCAAGCCCGATGTCGCGCAAATGCTTGATCGCCATCGTGGTCGAATCCACAAGGTCGTCGTGCGCCCCCTTCGGGAACTGCTCGCACTCGGTGATTACCATCTCGGCCCATTCGCGATCCGGATGGTAGACCATCTCGTCGGCGAAAATGTGCTGCACCGCATAGGCGCGGGCGATCTTGTCGCCCCTTACGTTCACCAGCTGGACGCCCCAGGCTTCGCCAAGGTACATGCGCCGCAATTCCTGTGCCACCGATATGCCGGAGGCCTTGGCCTCGACCAGCAACCGATCCACCTTGAAGCGCCGGCACGTCATCGCGCTACGCTCGACAAGCTCATGGATCGGCAGCCGGTCGTGCCACGCATTCATCAGGATGATCTTCGGCAGGTCATATTCGGTCCGGAACAACCCCCATACCGTCAGGGCCGAATAATTGTTCTCCTGCTCCTCGGTGTAGGCCGGATCCAGCGAGGCGACGACGTACTCGCACGCCGGGAATCTCTTGAATTGCGGATCGTCCGGATTGTCGGGATTGCCCCAAAGCTGCCACCAGGCCCGCTTGATGATGCCCCCACCTCGTGGCGACGGCAATTGCTGGTACTGCGACGCGTAAGCGTACGGCCCCATCTGAACCTTGAGCCGATCCACCACCGGCTGCGGGAACCGGGATGGCCATGCAAGCTCTCCGACCGTCTCACGCGGATCGGTCCAGCCGATCGATGTGGTATAGCGCCTCCCGTCCCACTCCATGGGAATCATCAGGTGCTCGTAATCGTGCCCGTTGGAAATGATTTCGCCCGATACGTCCCCCTCATGGACGCGCTGCATGATCACGACGACGGCCGACTTGCTCATGTCGTTGAGACGGTTGGACATGGCCTCGCGGAACCACCTCACCGTTTCTGCGCGTACCACATCGGATTCCGACTCTTTCACGGAGTGCGGATCGTCGAGCACGACGCGATCACCGCGTTCGCCGGTACCGACGCCGCCGATCGACGTTGCCAGCTTCCAGCCCATCTTGTCGTTGCTGACCAGCACCTCGCCCTGCTTGCGGAGGGCGAACCGATTCCCCCAATCCGCCACGAAATCCGGATGGCGGAGCAGATCGAGGAATCGCCTGTTGTCGCGCTCCGTAAGCTGCGCGGTGTACGAAAACGTCACATAGCGAAGATTGGGCTGTCCGAAGGCCGTCCACTCCCAGGCCGGCCAGAACACATCCGTGAGCAAGCTCTTCATAAAGCCGGGAGGCACATTGATGAGCAGCCGCGTGATGTCGCCCAGCGATACCGCCTCCAGATGCTCGCAGATTGCATCCAGCGGCCACCCATCGACCAGCGGCGTACTCGGCTCAAGGATGTGCCAATAGCGCCTCACGAAGACCTTGAGGCTGCGCTCGCAGCGTATTTTGTCGATCTCGCGGATCGTCTCCAGCGGATTGCGCAACAGCCTTTGCACATCGTCGGAGAGCATGGTCCCACTCACATGCCGAGCATCGGGATCGACAATCCGACAGATACGAGCGGGGCGTACGTGATGTAGATCACGCCCTGCCCACCGGACGACGTTACCGTGCCGCCGTCGCCCGCACCCCCTCCGCCACCGCCGTACAGCCCGCCATTGCCGCCATTGTGACCGCTGCCGCCACCCCCGCCGGCACCGCCACCTGCGCCGATCGAGGTGCCGTCGATATCGATGCCGGCGAACCCGCCCTGCCCATTTTGGCCATTGCCCCCGCCGTATCCTCCCGATCCGGCAGAGGAGTACTGCCCAAGATAGTTGGTGCCGCCGAGCGAATTGCTGCCGCCCGCGCCGTTACCGCCGTTGCCTCCGCCGGATGCGCCACCGCCACCACCGGCGCCGCCGCCGGAAGTCGCGTAGCCGCCAGACGCGCCATTGCCGTGTGGTCCCCCCGCGCCGCCGCCTCCGCCGCCGCCGCTGTAGGCGTAGCCCCGACCGCCGGAACCGCCGCTGTATCTGGTGGTGCCAATGCCGGCGCCGGCCGAACCACCCTGACCGCCGGTGCCACCATTGGCGCCGTTGGTGCCGTGCTGGGCCGATACCGACGCGGAGGAGAGGCTCGTGCCGTTGAAATAGCTGTCGCCGGCCGCACTGTTGGTGTTGGCCGCGCCGACCTGATACTGCGGATTGCCGGTGAGGACGATGTTGGACGCGGCCGAATAGGCGCCTCCGCCGCCGCCGTCTGCGGCGCCGGGACCGCGACCGGAGCCGCCGCCAGCGATGAGCTGGACGCTGTTGCTGTAGTTGTTCCAGTCGTACGGACGTTGGAGCGTGAACGTGCCGGTCGTGGTCAGCGCAATCGTCTGGGTGACGGCATAGAGGATATCGATGGCTCGGCCGACATCAGGGTGCCACGATGGCGTCGGCAGGTCCCACAACGCCGGCTCACTGACGATCGACCCCGTAAAGAGCGCGGCCATGAATGCGTCGGCATCCTCGCGAGCGTCAAACCATCCGCACCAGCGCACATGACCATCGTGGAGCCGCGCCGTCACACGCCAGCGCGTCCTGTCGGAAATGCCGTAGATGGAGCGCCGGGCGGACGGAGCAATCCAGTCCTTGCGCGCCAGCGGCAGGAGGACACGGCCGACACGGCGGTCCTTGTCGGGCAGGATAATCATCCGATCCAGTGCTCAGTGCCTGCACCTCGGCCTGCCGCGAGCAGCATCTTGCTCACGGTGTCGAGGTCAAGATTGCGTGGGCGGGCGAGCACGCGCGAGATTGTCGCCTCATCCATCCCGGTGCGCTTAGCCAGTTCCTCTTGCGACAGGCCGCTGTCCCGTACCGCTCGTATGAGCAGGCTGTGCACTTGCCACCGGTTTCGTGCGCATACATAGGCCCGTTCGCCACGCGCGATGCTCACCACTCTCACTCCTCGCTCGGCGGGACGATCTGCCAGTCGTCGGCCATGATGTCGGTCTGCGAGCACAGCCACGGGACCACCTGCCCCTCGGCATCGCGCATGTCGATGTGCGGGCGATAGGTGACCTTGGCGCCCGCAACTCACGCGACACCCCCGTTCGTCTCGACCGCCCAGAGCATGAGCGCGATGGCGTCGGCCTCGTTGTCGTCGGCCGGGCTGTATCCGAGGGCGCGGACCGCCGCTACTACCGCAGCCTTGTCGGCATTGCCCTTGCCCGTGGCGTGGCGCTTGATCGTGCCGACCGGGACACCCTCGTACGGCACGCCGCGCATCTCAGCCCAAGCAGTCAACGTGGCCATCAGCCCGCCATAGACGTGAGCCGCGTCAGTGCCGACGTGGCGCCGTACCTCCTCGTACCAGATGGCGGCGACCGGCCCCGACAAGCGATCGATCTCCGTGAGCCAGTTGGCAAACCGCAGGTAGCGCATGCCGCCCCCGTCGAAGCGGCCCGGGCGCAGCGAGACAGTGCCGCTGGTGATCAGGCCGTCATGGCCGCGGATCGCCCAGCCGGTCGTGGTGCCAAGATCGAGCGCCAGCATGCAGCCCGTCACGACCGGCTCAACCGCGCCGCGTGTCGCGATCACTCCCCGTCCTCGTCACCGCCGGCGCTCCCGCCATGCCCGAGGAGCGGCGGCATCCCTGCCTCGCCATCATCCTGCGGCTGTGGCATCAGCGCCGCCGCGATTGACCGCAATTGCTCGAGCTGATCCTCCGTCAGATGGCGCAACGCCTCCGTGTCAACCATCGTCGTGACCATGCCGGAGTGCTCGACATCATGCGTGTCGCGCCAGTCTGCCCGCGCTGCGTTCTTGAGGGCAAAGATTGACGACGTAACAACGGGTCCGCTCTCCGCCGTCAGGAGCCGCCGCTCGAGGTAAAGCTGCCGCTTGACCATGGCGAGCTTTACGACGTCCGCAAATTCCGGATGCCGCTCGACCCAGTCATATACGCGCTGGCGATGGATACCGATTTCGGCCGCTGCTGCGGCGAGAGACAGACCGGCCGACATCAGGTCGAGGATTTTCGGTCCATACTCAGGGCGGTAATCCGTCGGGCGTCCGCCGGGATGTTTGGGCTTTGCCATGCTGGGGTTACTGTCTTTGGTTACGGGATGCGCGGCCTCTCCTGGTCAGCATCGAGGAGGAGCGCCGGGGACGGTGGTCGCCTGGCCTCTTGTGCGGCGATCGACAAAGGCAAACGCCGCTGCTCGGACATATCTGTCGACCGTCCGCCGGGTCGCAAAATGCGCCCCAACAAATCGACACCAATGTCGATTTCCCCTTGCCAGCCGTCGCGCGTGATGCTACATACACATCATCAGCAATCGCTGATGCCGGCGCCTCGCGGGATCAGGGGCAGGATGATTAAGATGACCACTATCACCAAGTCGCAGCGCGCTCAGATCGTCGACTACATCGCCTCGTCCACGGCCTACGACGCGGACACCGTGCGCATTGCCCGGGACGGCATGGCGACGGCGCGCAAGGATCCCTACAAAACTACCGCCGGCAATGATCCTCACCGCTACAACGTCGGTTATGCCGATGAGCTGCTGCACGGATACGCGGACTTTCGCGGCGCCGATCTCCGCAACACCGGATACAGCGTCGCCGAGCTCGAGGACCGCTATATCCGCGGCGCGACCCTCCGCAGCGTAAATCTCAAGGGCGCCAGGCTCTAGCGCGCGAGAACACCCATGGAAATCTCTCTCTTTACCGTTTCCCGTCACGGGCGTCAGTATCGCGTGGAGGGCGATATCTACTTGCTCGAGCAAAAGCAGCGCGAGGCATGGGACACCCTGCACAAGACCCCCCATGAGGCGGAATGGATGGCGTCTATCATGACGACTGCCGTGATCGAGCAGGCAGAAGAGGCCAACGCACGTTTCGACCGGGTGCGCGCTTATCTGGCGCAGCGGCGCGCTCGAGTGCCCGTGCCATCGCCGCAGCTCACTTTGTTCTAAGCGCCCCAAAACAAAGGCTTGCAAAATTAAAAACCCGCCGCGATTTCTCGGGCGGGTTTTTGGCGCATTCCGACGCCTAATTAGCGACACGTATCCAATGATTTGCGCCCCTTGTCAAGGTGACACAACAGGCTGCCGACAAAATAACCGCCTCAAAAAATCGACACCAATGTCGATTTCCCCTTGCCAGCCGTCGCGCGTGATGCTACATACACATCATCAGCAATCGCTGATGCCGGCGCCTCGCGGGATCAGGGGCAGGATGATTAAGATGACCTTCTCGATCCGCGTTTCCTTTGGCCGCTCCCCCTCCGCCAACACTGCGGGTTATCTGACCGTCGTCGGAGACATGCCGGCGCTCTCGGGCTCCGAAAAGCAGGTCAAATGGGCCGAGGACATCCGCGCCGAAAAGGCGCGCGAGCTCGCCGAATTTATCGCCAAGGGCCTCAAGATCACGCTCGGTGTGGTGCAGCAGTCGGATGTGTCGCACATCGCCAAGGTCGAGGCCGAGCTCGATGCCGGTCTCTCGACCCCTCAGGCGGCGCCCGTTGTGGCGGCCATGGCCAAGGTCTTCGGGAGGGCCGCGGCAACATACTGGATCGATACCCGCGCGCTCTCGGCCCGGTCGATGGTCGAGCAGGCGGCGCGGCAGTGAGCATCGTCGCCGCAATCCCGGGGCAGCCGAGTCACCGGCTGCCCTTGCCGCGCGGCGCCGCCGACGCGGCCATCATGGCTGTCGATCGGCTCAACGAGCAGTTTTGGCAGACATCTCCATTCTCGCGGCTTTTCGGCGAGCGCCTGATCTCGGCGCAGATGGAGGGCGAGACGCTCGTCGTCTGGTGCGATCGCTCGCTAACCCGTACCTTGCACCATAGCCAATCGATCGCCTGGTACTGGGCGATGCTGTGGCGCGACGACGGCGGATGGTACGATCCAGGATGGCATCCCGACCGCTACCTGATGACGCTGCGTAACCCGTCGCGTCTGTGGGACGCGCTCAATCCAGCCAAGCGGTACCGCCCTATTGTCGCCCCGCCGGGGCGTGGATCGAAATACGCGACCGGAAATGACCTACCTCAATCACATCACGCTCGACACCGGTCATAATCGGCGATCGCCTCGGTCGGAGGTTTCGGATGAGGCGATCGCCATGGTCGGCGCTCATCTGCGGCGAGCCATCGCCGCCGGCAGCGATCCGATCCCCACACGGCCGTACGACCTCATGGCTACCGCCGTCGGCCGGTACCTGATCTGTACCATCATGGACGGCAGCATGCCGGCGCTGACCTTCGGCGTGGCGCCACGGGCGCGCGGCGCGAAGAAGCTATGGGACGTGCTCGTCGCCAACCGCGGCTATCCCGTCGATACCGCACAGCCTCCGGGAGCGCCATGGCTCGCCACGCGGATCGAGCGCGCCGACCTCACGCGCAAGATCGCCACCTGGGCTGCGGACTACGAGCGCATTTGCGCCTGGGCGTGGATCGAAAGGGCAACGGCCGGGTAGTGTCTCAGTTTGAAATCTGTGACCCTTGACAGGGCGGCGGGGCGCTCGAGAAATATATAGGGGTAAAGGCGCTAGAACCATTTATAAACAGTGGGTTAGTGCTCGAGAGAATGGTACCCTTTAGGCGGCTTGATTGAGCGGCTGGCGGATAAGCTGGGGGTCGATGACGATGTGATCCGCAAGCGGATCAATCGAGCCAAGAGGCTAATCCGGGACAAGAAAAAACTCTATTTGCGTCCCTGCACGCGCCCCCGAAAGGGGTCTAGTGGGACTCCTCGCAACTGCCAACCACGCGAGGAGTTACCAAAAATGTCTCCTGTCGAATTCTCGGCCGATCTGGTCGACGAAAAGATGGCGTGCCGCATTATCGGCGGCGACCAGTCCCCAATTCATCGCTCCACTCTTTATCGAGGCATTCGGGCGGGGCGTTTCCCCGCGCCGATCAAGATCGGGTTGGGCGCCCAATAGGTGGCGTGCCAGCGAATTGGTCGCAGTTGTGGAAAAGGCCGCGGCCGCGAGAGGTGGCGGAAGATGGTATCCCTTGAAGATGGAGGGGTGTCCCTTGAAGTGCGCGTATCGTCTTGCTGTGTGTTTTTGAATTGCCTACATAGTGATCATCCGCCCGACAGGCAGGACTTGTCGGAAAAGAGGCCGCTCCGGGAGACTGGGCGGCCTCTTGACATAGGATTTGATCTGTACCGGGCAGCGCTGAACCGCATTGTCGCTGCCCGCGATCCATACCAACACCCGCGACAAATGGGTGTTAGCGTCACACATGATGGCCGCCAGCAAGACCTATCTGCCTTGACGATACTCATCGACAAGGGCATCACTACTTCACTCCGCGATGCAGGCTGATCCGGGAGCATTCTGCCGCCACCGCTCTAGTTCAAGCCGCAACTGGTTTCTTGCGTTCTCACGCTCAGAAAGCGCCGCCCGCAGTTCTGGAAAGCGGTAGGAAAGATGATTTGGACTAACCATTTCGGGAGGCACCCCTTGTCCGAATTTGATGCCGGCTCAATCGTGGATGCCATTAATGCTCTCGCGGAAACGCTTGCCGAACAGCACGCCGAAGCGGTGCAGCGGCAACAGGAATTGCTGGCCGTGCTGACTGATATTCGCGATCACATCGGCTCCATATGTGACACAGCTGAACGATCCGAAAGCTCAATGCGTGACATTGCCTACGATATTCACGCGCTGGAGGCCCGTTTTAATCCTCCGGAGCTTGACGACGATTGGCCGGTTCCTTGACGGATTTTTCCTTTGGGCGCCGCTCTTTCGCGCTGCCCCTCGGCTTCGGCGGCGTCTTCAGCAGCCGTCGCAGTAACTAAAAATGGCAGGCCCCGCCGAAGCGGGGCCAAAGTCAGCGCCATACGAGAGCTTGCCTTCGCTCAGTATGGCGGCCCTTGGTAGGGTCTTTAGTGCCGGTGCTCGCGCAGAGCGGCGAACGCGTCAAACATAGGTCGTGCGGGGTCACTTTGTCAAATCGGTGGAGGGTTTTCTTGACGCGTCGCCTCAAATGTCCTATGTACGTGCATGAGTGCGCCGCGGACTTTGGACGCCAACGACGCGCTCACTCTTACCCCTTGTGGGAGGGGGCAGGTAGGACCGCCCTAGGGCGGAAACCTATCTTGTCTGGGTGATGTGCCAAATCACGCTACCCTCCTTCCACCTTGGGTGACGCATCGTCTTCTTCGTCGTTGCTCGACGCGTCGTTTGAAGTAGCAGAATCGGTGGCCGGCTCAGCGCCGTCCGCCGATTTGCTTTCTGATCCCCATAAAAATCATGCCGCCTCCGTCCTCTCCAAAAATCCATAGTGCCGCGCCAGGCAGTTCAGCGCCGTCCGGAGCCATGGGAGCATCTGCGGATGAAACTCATCGCGCAGCACAAAATAGTCCAGAGCCGCAGTCAGATTCTGGCCCCGATTGGCGATCGATCCCTGGCATTCGCGTATCGCCCCTAGCACGCCGCTGCGACCGTCATCCCCGCAAAAGCGCCGGATCGCGCGGCGGCAAAACTCCGCCCTATCCGCATTGTCGACGCCTCGCGCAATGATCCCGTTGATTTCGACCGCGCCTAACGGTCTGGGAGCCGAAATGGCGCGATGGTAGGCATCGACGTCCTCAGCGTACTTGGTGGCCGCGTCGAGCTGCGCCGCAGATATCTCACCTTGCAGCGCCAATCGCCCGACCACAGACCCCGCGCGCTGGTCGAGGACGTGCGGCCGCGTCCGGTCTGACGAGGGATAGGCAATGCCGTACAGGCGATGGCGCGCCTCCATGG